ACGGCCTAATGGGTGGCATGCGGTAAACGAATTGAAAGACATGTTTGACACACCGGACGTTATTCAGGCTATAAAACAGAAATGGCAAAGCAACGGCCATAGAATAATAATTTACCCTGATGCATCGGGCAGCAACCGTGGGACGTCAAATGCAAGCACATCCGATATCGCCTTGCTCAAGCAGGCTGGGTTTGCTGTGAGGGTTAATAAGACCAACCCTCATGTAAGGGACAGGGTAATGGCAGTCAACAAACGATTCCAGGAGGGCTTGCTATGGGTCAACGTTAAGGCGTGCCCCACTGTTGCTGCATGCCTTGAACAGCAGGCGTATGATCCTAACGGGATGCCTGACAAGAAGACAGGATTTGATCACCAGAACGATGCTACAAGCTACCCTATTGCATATGAATTTCCAGTTGTTTCACGCAATTCTGAGCCGGTAGCGTTTATGGACAGGGGGTAAGATGAATAAGAAAGACCTTGATAGAAAACATCCCGAACTTGAGGCACAGTTGCCGTTATATGTCGAATGGGACGACCTTTTCAAGGGTGGTAATGCAATGGAATCCATTGCCAAGGCGAGTCTTTATCTAATCCGGCATCCTTTTGAAACAACGAAACAGTACGAAATAAGATTGAAGAGAGCCACCTACAGAAATCATGCGGCGGCTGTTGTAAATGTCTTTGCTTCTGCCCTTGCAGATGTTGACAGGAAAGAAGTTGAGGACATGTTCCCTGACTATATCGCAGATGTCGACATGATAGGATCATCAGCTTTTCAGTTCTTCGGAGAAGTTATCTTGCAAGCAACAGCAAGAGGGGCACAATTCGTTGTTGTTGATAGCCCTTCTCAAAAGGGTAAGACACAAAAGGAAGAGGCTGTCAGTGGCAAGAGGCCATATATGGTATCAGTCCCCCCCTGGGACATTCTCGACTGGCAAATCAAAAACGGGAAGCTTGAATGGGTGAAAATCAAACAATATCAGGAGATAGCGAGGCAGCCGTTAGAGGAATACAGCAGTATAGAACAATATAAAATATGGTTCCAGGACAGGTGGGAATTATGGGAGGCACAAGACGACGTTGCTGTTCTGATTGATAAAGGGAACAACCACCTTGGAGCAATCCCTGTTGTTCCTTTCTTCTTCCAGCAGCAGTCGCCGATGATAGGAGTATCTGCCTTGAATATAATAACGGGCTTGCTTAAGAGGATATTCCGCCATGACAGTGAGCTTGACAAAAACCTTTTTGATTCCGCTGTTGAAATAGCTGTTTTCCTTGGTTTTACCGAAACTGATCTGGCTGAGTTTGTTGTGTCAGGGACTAACGGGTTGAGGTCAGATTCGGAAAGCGCAGACATGAAATATGTCGCCCCTACAGGCAGAGTATATGAAGCACTACGGCAGGCCATTAACGAGGATGAAGCACGGGTGCGGGAAATAGCATTAAGAATGCTTAAGCCTGATTCGAGACAGGTTGAGTCCGCAGAATCAAAGAGAGAAGACAGGCAGCAGCTTGACTCACAGATATTAAGGTTTGCCCGTAGTTGTGAGGCTTCGGAAAACCTGTGCTGGGAATATTTCTCAAGGCTTGCAGGTAAAGAAAAGCCCCCTGTAGTGGTTTATCCTAAAGATTATGATGGGAAGCAACTCAGATCCGAACTTATATCTTCTTTTGTCAGGTTAAGGCAAACGGACAGTATAAGCAGAGAAACATTGTGGGATATTTTAAGGTCAGCAGGAGTTCTGCCCGATGATTTTGATCCGGAGGAAGAGAAAGCAAGAATTAGGGAGGACATGAGGGTGTCTCCGATAGAACCTTTACTGACCACGAAAGAAAAGAGATAAATGCCTGATTATGAGAACTATGTCTTTCTGAGGTCTTTGGCGTGGCGGTTACATCTTGATGACTGGGAGGAATCACAGATAAACCGGTTGAATGCCGACCTTGAATCAGCCATGAAACAAGTTATCCGGAAATTCCGGAAGACTGCCATTGTTAGCACAGACGGGGTGAAATGGTCAGCCAGTGATCCATTAGCTGAGAAAAGGCTAAGAGATCTTCTTACTTTCCTGTCAGGGTTGACAACACCGGTGCAGAAGGCCCTTGAAGGACAGGCGGGAGCCATATATGATCAGGTTGCAACCAAGACAACAGAAGAGTATAATGATATACTAAGCATAGAAGGTAGCCTGCGAATAAATACTGTAACCCCTACGCAACGCCAGATAACGGCGATGGTTGCTACTGTTGCGGGAGGGACATTTGCAACAGCCTTTGATTATCATCTGCATGACAGAGTTATATCCGCTCTGGATACCGGTATATTAACAGGGGTAGGATATAGGCCTCTGGTTGATACGGTATCAGGGCTATGGAAAGATGGGCTGAGAAATGATATAATATCTTTAGTGAGGACACATGTTCAATCCGTACAGAACAAAGCAGCCAAGCTTGTGGCAGACCATAACAGAGATATATTACAGAATAAGTGGGAGTGGTGTGCTATACTTGATAACAGGGCTTGTATATCTTGTATGTGTCTTGATGGCAGGCTGTTTGATATGGACGATGATATAGATATCCCTCTGCATATCAGATGCAGATGTATTCGCAAATGGAGAACGAAGTCATGGGCGGAGATCACAAAGGGCAAAATAGATATCCCTGAAGCTGAAAAGAAAATGCGGGTGTGGGCATGGCGTAAAGATGGAGCTATTGGGGTAGGGGGAAAGAAATTGCTACTGCATGGCAACATTAAAGGATCTTTCAAGGACTTTTATAAAAAGTTGCCTTATTCCAGCCAGAAAAAGCTTGTCGGCCCTGTAAGGGCGAGGCTAATAAGAGAGGGTAAAATCTCATTTGATGATATGGTTACACCACGTGGTGAAATATATGCGTTATCAAAGGACAGGGAAGGTTTATCCCACAGAACATATAAACATTAAACAGTAGTAGTGCAGCAGCACGACAGAGGGGGCAGATGCCCGAAGGAGTTAGAAACGTGCCTTGGAAAAAAGATGCAACAGGTAAAGTTGTTATTGGGGAGAATGGTTTCCCGGTAAGAGAAGAAAACGGACAGGAAGCCGAGATTGATGACTCTAACCTTGACGGGTTGTTTACTGCGTTATCTAAAGCTAACCGTGAAGCTGCGGAAAGAAAGAGGCGGTTAAGAGAGCTTGAGAGTAAATATGCTGTGTTAAGTGATGTTGATGATATTGAAACATGGGTAACGGAGGCAAAGCAAGCCATGGAAACAGCACAAGGGGTTAAAGGGAAAAAGGTTGTGGATCCTGATGAGGAACAAAGAAGGCTGTCCAGAATCAAGGAAGATTTCGACAAGCAGTTGAGAGAGAAAGAAGAAGAAGTTTTGAGGCTAAGGAAACAGTTTGAAAGAAGCAAAATAGCACAGGCCTTTGCCACCTCACGTGTGCGTGAGGAAAAAACAATCCTTCCGCCTGATATTGCGGAAGCCTTCTTCGGCAAATATTTCGAGGTGCGAGACGACAAAATTATTGGCAAGATCGGTGATGACATTATTCATGCGCCAGGGACGGTTGAACCGGCTGACTTTGATACTGCCCTTGAGGTAATTTTGAACAAGTACCCTATGAAAGACAGTATCATCAAAGGGACACCCGCTGGTTCAGGAACGCCCCCTGGTGGAGGGAATCGTCCACCGGTAGGGAAAACAATAGCAAGAACCGCTTTTGATGCAATGTCCCATGATGCGAGGAAAGCCTTTATCGATGAAGGGGGCAAGGTTGTTGACGAAGCGTAAAGGAGAAAAGCAAAATGCCTAACACAATCACAGGACTTATACCAACTCTATATGAAGCACTTAATGTTGTATCACGAGAACTTGTGGGGTTTATCCCTTCTGTTTCAAGGGATAGCAAGCTGGAAAGAGCAGCTAAGGGACAAACTATCAGGTCACCTATAACCCCGGCTGCACAGACACATGATATTACACCAGGGGATATTCCCTCTAATGATGGAGACCAGACTATATCTCACACAGACATCACAATCAGTAAAAGCAAATATGCCCCCGTTAGATGGGAGGGTGAAGAAGAGATAAGCCTGGGAGATATGTATGATCCAACTACAAGGGATCAGTTCGCAGAAGCTATGCGGGCACTGGTGAACGAGGTCGAGGAGGACATCGGGGCGTTGTTTGTGCACGCCTCAAGGGCTTATGGAACACCAGGAACACCGCCTTTCGGGTCAAATCTTAATGACGCTGCTCAAGTGCTTAAAATACTTAAAGACAATGGGGCACCTAAAACAGGGAGACAGCTTGTTATAGGCACCTCCGCCGGAACTAACCTGTTGTCTTTGACCCAGCTTACCAATGTTAACCAGGCAGGGACGAATGAAACATTGCGTAACGGTGTGATCCTGCCTGCCTTCGGTATGGATATCAGGGAAAGTGCAGGAATCCAGACCAAGACCCCCGGCACTGTAACCAATGCCACTGTAACAGGGGCTAATGCATTGGGAGCAACAACGATAAATGTAACAACTGGTTCAGGCGGGTCTGTCTCCCTCACTGCGGGTGATTATATTACAATAGCCGGCGATAGTGGGAAATATGTTGTTGCCAGTAATGTAACCATAGGGGCAAGCAGCACAGGGAATGTTGTGATTGCTGCACCAGGATTGCAAGAAGCCACAACAGGCGGTGAAGCAATAACTACAGCCTCCACCAGCTTTGAGGCAAGTATGGCTTTTAGCAGATCGGCACTGCATCTTGTCACTAGAGCACCGGCTATGCCACGCATAGGGGATGCTGCCTCGGATGTTCTTGACATTGCTGACCCTGTTTCCGGTCTCGGTTTTCAGGTGGCAGCGTACAAACAGTACCGCAGGGTGAAATTTGAGGTTGGCTTGGCATGGGGTGTTGCCTGTATCAAGCCTGAGCATCTGGCTCTTCTCATCGGTTAAGATATTACGGGCAGGGGATAGTCTCCCTTGCCCTTATGGGGAGATATATATCATGGCTAAATTGCCCACAATTCAAGTTATCAGGCTGGTTGATAAGGAAAAGATCATTATAAATGAGACGGACTTTGACAAGGAGCTTTACAGACGCATCAAACCGCAGCCTGCAAAAAAGAGCGATGGAGTCGAACGAGAAGAGATGAAGACAAGGGGGGGAGAATAAATGCCTGTAAGCCTAATAACAAAAAATGGAACCGGCAGGGCCGATGTAGACACCTATGTGTCTTTGGCAGAGGCCGACGCATATTCTAATGCAAGGGCCAGTGTATCTGCATGGATCAATGCTACAGAAGATGAAAGGAAAGCTACTTTTGCTCATGCTTGCCGTATCCTTGATTCTTATGTGACATGGGTTGGATACCCTTCAAAAGATAGAGACAGGAGATGATAAGTAAATGCCTGTAGTCCTAATTACAGAAGACGGAACCGGCAGGTCTGATGCTAATACTTACGTGTCTTTAACAGAGGCCAACGCATATTTTGAGGCGAGGGTCAGTGCATCTGCATGGACTAATGCTACAGACGATGAAAAGAAAGTCGCTCTTGTCCATGCTTGCCGTATCCTTGATTCTTACGTGGCCTGGATTGGATATCCCTCAAGCACAGAGCAGGCCCTGGAATGGCCGAGGGCGTTTGTCTCTTACGAGAAAAGCGGGTTCGAATATTTTGTTGATTCAGATGAAATCCCTGCCAGGGTTAAAGATGCACAATGCGAACTTGCGTTAATAATGCTGTCAGGGGATATACAGAAAGTGCCAGACACAGCGGGATTCAGTTCTATTTCTATAGCGGGGGCTATTAGCCTTGTTGTAGATCGTGCAACGCAACAGCATGTTATCCCTGATGTGGTGTGGAACATTATACAATATCTCGGTGCCAGAACAGGCGGAGGGGCATCTGTTGCCCTGTGTAGGGGGTAATATGGGGCTTAGGGATGTAGCAGTTAATGCAGCGAGGACAATCTTTAACATTGTTGGCGATATCACCGTTGACTGTTCGATTACTCGTAATGTCGGCGAAACATATGACGAAGTGACAGATACTTATTCTGGAGGCACAGCCACTACATATAGTTTTAAAGGAATTGTCACACACTATACATATGGTATGTATCATGATAACGCTGTGCAAGACGGAGATTACACAGTGCTTGTCAGGAAAGCAGAGATAGGAATAAGACCGCTTAACGGAGAAAACATTGTTGTTAATGGTGAAACATTAAAGATTGTTGCACCTGTAAAAGAAGACACTGCGGGGGCTATCTACTCAATCCATGTCAGGAGGTAGCGCATGGCGGATATGTATGACAGTGCGAGAGAATTCGAGGCAGCATTAGACAGGCTTGTTTCAAAGTCTATGAATGACGCAAGCAAGATAATCCGTAAGGCGTTATATGATGTCTCTGGCGATATTGTAGACACCACCCCACATGATACAGGCAGAGCCAGGGCAGGATGGATTCTCACAGCGGACAACCCATCAGACATGGTTCCGCCAAAGCAAGAGCATCCTCTTTACCAAAGCATCCAGCCTTCACATGATAAAGTTAAGCATGTTGAACATGCTTCATCCTGGGTGTGGTGGATATCCAACAATGTGGAATATATAAGCTACCTTGAAGAGGGTACAAGTAAGATGGCTCCCACAGGCATGGTGGCTAAGGCTCTGTCTACATTCGCAAACTATATCAAAGACAATGTAGATCTTGGCGGGGAATGGGAATGACGAAACTTGCAGACATTGAGACTGAGGTAAGGCAATACTTCTCAGTAAACTGGACAGCCACTGATATAGCATGGCCTAACAGGCCATATACCCCTGTTACGGGGGTGCCTTGGGTGTCAGTTGCTATCCTGCCGGGGAACACTTTCGAGAAAGAGATTGGTGTTACTTCCTCCGCTGTAGGGGAAAGAACAGGTGTAGTAATATTTAGTGTCTTTGTCCCTTTATCAGGGGGGACATTAAAAGCTTCAGAATATAGTGACCAGATAGAGGCATTGTTCAGGCGCAGGATATTATCAACAATATATTTCGGGGAGCCTTATACTTCTCTTGCAGGGAATGACGCCCCCTGGTGCCAAATGTCTGTGAAATGTCCTTTCTGGGCATGGGTATAACAGGAGAGAAAAACAATGGGAGAGATAGCAATTGCAAGAAACCAGATTATTATGCTGGCGAAAGAGACTACACGTGGGACATTAACCTTCCCTTCCACGGGTGGAAGTGCTATTGAGACAATAGGGGCTGGGAATGCTGAGATAAATCAGAACCCCAATTTTACTGACTCTGATGAGGGTAGGAACACAAGGGATGTAATTAGCAGGTTTTCTGATGCCAGACCAGCAGGGACGTGGACTATCCCTACATATATGAGGCCAAGCGGTACGGCCGGGACAGCTCCACAAGACGACTTGCTCTATGAATCCTTTTTTGGGAAAAAGTCAGTTGTGACAAACACAAGCGTAACATATACGCAAGCCATCGAAAAACCGTCATTTTCCATATGGCTGCAACAGGATCATACCCTGTTTTTTGCTTCAGGGGCGACAGTGTCAACGCTTAAACCCACTATAACAAACCAGGGAGGGGTAAAACAGGAATGGTCAGGCGGTTTTATGTATATGGGTTGGGTAGGCTCTGACATTGTTACAGCCGGACAATCAGCAGGAGCGACACAAATCAAGGTTTCTGACACCAAGAGGTTCTGTGTTGGTGGCAGGGTATACAACAAGACCAAAAACGACGACAATTCAGGGGCAGGTTATGAAATTACTGCTATTGACTCAGGAACCAGCAAAATCACTATTGATACAGGGATATCTGTAGCATGGGAACTTAACGATGAAGTCACACCATTCTTGCCCGCACGTGTAACCGTAGGGGACCCTCTCCAGAACAGCCTTACTACAGTTGACGTAGGTTCCGATACAGGAAAGAAGCTACAAAGCCTTGATTTTACACTCAACGACCCTGTATCATATATCGAGGATGAGATCTCCCAGCAAGGCTACCCCACGGCATACCTGGAAGATGTAAGGGATTATTCAGGTGAGCTTAATATGTATTTCAGGAAAAACGATCTAAGATATTTCTATGATGCTTATCATGGTACAAGTACGAATGTTACTGTCCATTTCGGAACCACTGCGGGGAGCAAGGCGACTCTGACTTTTCCTTACGCATCAATAGAAGTCCCTCAGATATCAATCAACGCCCCCGCCGTTAATATTGCTATAAAGGTTAAAGCTTTAGGAAGCTCCGGCGAGGACTCCGCTAACCTGGTATTCACTTAAAAGGAGGAATGAATGTCTTTAAAACTTACTAAACCCGAAACATATTGGATTAATGTTAAAGGCTCTGCTTTTAGGATAGAGCCTCTCTCCCTGTCTCTGGAGGAACGACTTCTAAAAAAGGCCACCAGAATAAAGAAAGGCGTTGAGGTTGTTAACAATGTGGCTTTCCTCAAAGACAAATTTGACGCTGTTGTTAAAGAGTGGAGAGACATTGAGATAAACGGGGTAAAGAACCCTCCATGCGATAGAGAGCATAAAGACTTCATTGTTGAATGGTTTCCGGCTGAAGCGGATGAGGTACTACAAGCAGCCGATGAAACACGTGACAATAACGATAGAGAGGCGCAAGAAAACCTGGGAAAGTGATTAACTGGCTTCAGACCCTTAGGAGGGGTGGGGCTGATTGCCAAGAGTGTTTA